CCTCACGGGACTGGCGAATTCGGTTGATGATGTCCACCTTCTTGTGAGCGCCGCTGAGGTCAATCTCCTGCTCGCTGGCAAGCTCCTTGAGTTCGTCCAGCTTCAACTCTTCGAGACCGTCATCGGCCTCACCCTCCGGTATGGCATCCTCGTTGACCGGGGGCAGATCATCGGTCAGCTCCTGGTCAACGGTGGAACGGTGGGGGGCCTCACCCTTGGGGGTAGCCTTCTGCATCCCCGAATGGACCTGCCCATGGGGGAATTCACGGGCATTGGCAGGGGTATCGAACTCCTCGACTTTACCCCCCAGGAACTGGAACTTCTCACTGCCGAACTGCTTGACCAGGTCCCGATCGGACTCGACAACGTCCCCCCGACTGTAGTGGACAATGGCACCTCGCTCACCCTCCTTCTTGGGCTTCTCCCGCGCAGTGTGCTTCCCGGCGATCAACTTGAACCGAGCCATCAGTCTCTCCTTGAGCGTTATTACTTGGATGGGAATGGGTGGAGGTTGAACAATAGGCACTCTCGTACTAGGGCATTAAGCCCGGTGCTTCGCACTAGGGTCGGAGTGCCCGGCGTTATGCCTACGCGGTCGTAGCGTGGATGATGCCCGCGTCCCCGGCATAGTTCGTACGGAGCTGAGGCAGCTGGATGGCCATCACCTTGAAGTTCAGCCGCATCCCGCCCTGCGACTCCCATTGGACCGTGGTGAAGTCCATGCCGTTGATGGCACGGGCCGTCTCGGGCTGCATCTGGACCATGATCATCTGGAAGGAGCTGCCAGTCCAGAAGTCCAGGCGGCGCATACCCTGAACGCCGTCGATGGCTTCGATGCGCTGCCGAAGTGTTTGCGTGGCCACGTTGCCACCGGTCAGGATATAGTCCATGTCCAGGTAGGCGTCATACGATGGAGTATGGTACACCATGAACGGCCCGAAGAAGTTCGAGGCGTACATCTCCTCACGCATCTCGATGATATCGCCAATGATGCTGGAAGCGTTGGTGCCGTTTGGCGTGGTGAGATCCGTCTTCGTCATGCGCTGGGGGAAGTTGGTGTACCCGTACACCTGACTGTTCCCCTCGTGACGATTGCTGTCGGTGCCGAAATTGATGCCTGCCTCCACACCGATGGTGATCTTCTCGATCATCTCGGCAACCCGACGACCGGCTGCCTCGGCCATGGTGGTGTCCAGCGGGGTGCCACTATTGCGGCTGACCGCCAGACGCCGACGGCTGAACCAGAAGTCCGAGTGTATTATGGGCAGCGGGATGGACCGAGTCTTGAACAGCGGGCTATCCGTACGACCATCCGCCAGACCCTCCATGTCGACGATGGCCTCACCCGGATCGGACATGCTTTCATATTCCAGGGTCAACTTCGCCATACCGTCGAAGCCGCCGAAGGTACTGGAAGCAGCCAGATCGCTCCATGCTCGGAGACGTCCACGACCGGCACGGGTAACGGCCTGATCGAACATCACCCACTCATCCCGGCGGAGAGTCATCGCGTTGTACACTGGCATCTCGTAGCCACGACGCATCAGGTCACTGACCAGTACCGTCTTGTACTCGGGAGTCAGCTCACCCTTTTCATTCAGCGTCTGTCGTCCGGTATGTACCGTGACGCACTTCTGGCGCTTGCGGTTGAGGAAGGGGCGCATGAAGCCGGGATCGAAGCGAGTGGCTTGCAACGCCTCACCCACTTCACCGCCCCCGGTGATTCCGCCAGGACCATTGATTACGAAGTCAACAAACATGGATTGATTCTCCTAGGTCAGGAAGTACGGTAAGTGAGTCGCGATAAGGAGGGTGGGACTAGTCCTACCCTCACTTAGAAGGTGTGAGCTACGCCGACCACTGGCACCACGCCAGAGTATCCTCGGTGGGATCGGTGATGGCTTCGAGCAGCTGGGCAACCTCGGTCTCCGGAGTTCCGGCGGTAGCGATCAGCTTGCCGGTACCGTCGTCGACCATGAGGATCTCACCTGCCACATGGTCGTCGCTAGTGCCGGACAGGTTGCCGACGAGCAGGTTGATCTCCTCACCACGAATTGGAGAGTACAAGGCCACACGACCACCGGCTGCGATGGATTCAGTCACGGTCTTGCCAAGCAAGGTTCCGAGAAGATTGGTCACTACCCAGAAGGCTCCCGCAGGCCGGTCACCATCGGCGTCACGGTTGTAGATTTTGTAGGTATGCCGCCCACCCTGTAGAGCCACGGTGGGGTCACGCTGTACAACCATCCCGGGTATAAAGGTTTCCCCAGTGGTGACGTACCCCTCCTCTAAGACCCCACGGGGATTGGAGTTTACGATGATCTCATTTCCACGGGCCATGTCTACTCTCCTGATATCGGTGATTGAATATTGGTCGGGATTACTTCTTCGCCTTGCCGTTGGCGGTATACGCCAGATCCTGATAATTCATACGAGGCAGAGGCAGACTGTCGGAGTCGGCCGAGTTCAGAGTGTCCACGCCTTCCCCGGAATTGGACGTACCACCGGCCGCGCCTTCCCAGCTGGGGGAGGAGTCATCGACCTCGTGGTTATGCGCGGTCTGACTGGGAATCAGGCTGGCGAGTGCTTTCAGCTCGGCAAGGTCCTTCTTGCGGAACAGGGTGACGAGGGTTTTCTTGCGGTTCTCGTCGTCACCCACGTTGGCGACCAGCTTGGCAATGAGCTGATCCTTCTGACTGTTGACCACCGTGGCAGCGTTGTCGAAGGCTTCGACTACCTCACGAGGGGCGAACTTGCGCCAGTCGGCCACGGTCTGGGGCTTACGCCCCTGATCACCGTTGCGGGGTTGCACTCTGCCCCGATTGACCGAAGCGGCTACCGGCTCATCGACGATTGGTTCGTCGGTGGGTTCGGCGGGATCAGCGCTGCCATCAAGGGATGCCTGGATCTCGTCCAGTTTAGCCTTGATCTCCTTGATGAAGCCAGCCGGGTCATTCGCCGGGTCAGCCGCCACGCTAAGGAACTCGGCCAGTTCACCGATACTGATGCCTTGGACAATCTCGTCCTCGGCGTTGAGGGTGGGATTCACCTTCCTGCCCATCTTCTCGGACTTCGTGGCGTTGTACAAGGTGATGAGCTGGGGGTCGCTGAACTTGGAGAGCGTATCCTTGCCGTCCTTCCAACAGCCACAATTGCTGGTGATGTAGTCAACCTGCCCCTTGCGCTGGGCATCGGTCATCTTCTTTACGTTACCTGCCATGTCAGGCTCTCCTTTAGATTGGGTAGGGATTCTACGATAGTAGGGTTTAACTGTGATCAGCTCGGTAGCAGCGGGACCCACAACCAGTTCACCGTCAGTGATTGTGTACGATTGCTTGAACGTCTTGCCAGCCTTCTTGAACACCACGAAGCCGTCCTTAGCGTCTTCGATCCATTCGTCCGGGCCGAGCAGAGTAAGGGCTAGGCGCAGCTGACTCACAAGGCTGTAGTCATAGTTGGCAACCACGTCCACGTTATCGGGGTAGACCTGCTTCCACCCCTTGTCCTCTGGAGGGAATGAGGTTGCCTTGTACGTCACTGAGGCCACGCTGGGCAATACCCCCAGCTTGTCATTGACTACGGTGTCGAAGCCCGGCTCATCCCCATCACCGCCAACATACCAGAGTTCCAACTGGTCACGGGCGTCCACTCGTGCGAAGACCTGCCCATACCCAGTCATTCCCCCGTTCTTGCTTAGCCATCCCGCCATGGTGGTGACTTGGAGCAGGGGGTCGTCGTTGACCACTCGCCAGACCAGCTTGCCGTCCACCTCGATCAGCTCAGCACGAGTGCCCACCTTGAACTGATCCACCTCCAAGGAGTTGACTAGCACCCCGCAACCATCGTTGATGGAGCAGGCACCTACCTCGTCGAGCAGTACCGCCAGGTGATCTGGACGGTAGTCACGGGCAATAGCATCATACTTCCGCCCGTTGAACTCCCCCTTGACCTGGTCGTGAGTGGTGTTTAGGCCGGTACTCAACTCGAAAGACCTACTCGCGTTGAGGTTGGCCACGATCCGAGAGTCAACCTTACCGGCTACCTCCTCGTCGAACCATGCCTCAGCGACCAGCTTGCCGTCCACCGTGGCGTTGAAGACAAAGCCTAGACCGTGCTTGTCATAGACCTCTGGGCTACGGGCGCTGATGTACTCACCATCCTTGCGGGGATGGCCGTTCACCAGTGGCATCCCGTTCCAGTCGTCGGGGTTCTTCTCGATCTCCTCCAGTGGGTAGTACATCGGCCCTCGGTTGCCATGCAGTACACCCGGCACGATTAGGGTCATCGGAGCCACTAGGAACGGACGCCCATGGAGCGTCGCCCTACGCACCTTCCCAACGGAATTGACTCTTAGGATTTCAAGGTTCATAGAGGGATATGTTACACTCGGGGGAGATATGTATTGCCGAAGTGGTCAAAGATTAAAGGCTGCTTTATGACCTAGTGCGGAGCACCGGGTCTTGTGCCCTAGTGCGGAGCACCGGGTCTTGTGCCCTACGGTGGGAATTGGATTAGCGATAGGTCATACGAATTCTTACTCCTCACTAGGGCGTACTACCCGTACCTGCCTGTACGTGGTAGACCCGTTGAGCAGCTCACATAGTACGTCACTACCCTTCGGCCTCAGATTCTTTCGCAGGCCGGTAAGGTGGGCGTGGATATTGCTTACACTACCTAGCTCATCATGAAGGCAAGCCTGGAGCTCCTTCGGCGTGTGAGATAACCCGTCAGACAGTACGTCTAACATGCGTTGCTGAACCCCTGAGAACTTCATGCCTCGCCCCTTAAATTGGAAGTTGTATGATCAGTTCGTTAGCCATCTGCTGAATGCGTGGATGGCGCGTAAGGTACTGCTATCATTAGTGATGATATTGGTGTTATCCACTATGCTCTCAGGCCGTGACCGGCTGATTGGCGTGTTCGGCCCCCACTCCGTAGCGCCTTCATCCTTAGATTGCTTGAGTGCCCGCTCGACTGAATCCTTGCCACGCTTCTGCTCGTCGGTTGCCTCCCCCACGTTAGCTGGCACGAAGGCACACATACAGTTCGGATGACGAGGGATCATACCCCTGGCTTCATCAATCCTTAATACCACTCCCTGCATAGGCGCGCATAGGGGGCATGGACTTTCGTTTCCCTTCGCAGTTATACCCAGCCCGCTAGTGGACCACTCCACCATGACTCCTACTTCCTCAACGCCTAGATCCTCAAGTGATTGCAGCTGCCCTTCCGCATGGGCACGGATGATCTCAGTCCTGGCTATGGTTGTGGCACGGGACCGGCTGATGCCCACACTATCAGCGAGGGTACGCCCTAGCTCACGGGGGTTGATGCCTTGCACTAGCCCATCGGTTAGGGTGCGAGACATCGTGCGAACCATCTCCTCCGTCAGCCCCTCCATCTCTGTAAAGGTACGACCTGCCAGCATCTGTACCCGCTCCAAGGAAATGGGGCGGTTGAAGGAGCTTCGAAGGAACTCGGACCGACTGCCACGGTAGAAGTCGGGACTGTCGGTGAATTGCCTTACTCCACGAGTATCGTCGAAGGCGCGTGCTCCCCCACGCTCGAACCCCTGACGGATGTACTCGTCCCATAGTTGGCGGTCGCTGAGTACCTCATTGTCGATGGTACTACGAAGCCACTCCTGGAAGGCGCGTAGCTTGTCTGGGTTAGGTCTAAACGCCCATCTGGTATTCGTCACCTCGGTGATGGGGCTGGGGACTATGCCGTCCTCGTCTCGGTACGCCTTGATGACCCCCTTGACCTCGTCTACCAGTGCCGGGTCATTGCGTAGGGTTGCCTCCACGTCCTTTGAGACCGCTGTCTCTATGCGTTGAAGTTCACGGGTGAGAGTAATGCGGGCCTGCCAACTGAGCAGAGCTATAGTTGCGGCGTCCGGGGCTGTCGCTACAGGGACTTGGGTGAGGGCATTGGCGTTAGCGTAGCGGTGGTTCCCACTACGGGCGGGCTTGATAAAGCCGAGCCTATAGGCGACCTCGGCGACGGCTGTATGAGCAGCGATGGAGATGATGTCGTTTACCACCGGGATGCCCGGTACGCCAGTGACAAGGAAGGCCGCACCCGCTACTCCATAACCCCCGAGCGCCCCACTCGTCATGATGGTCGTGGCTACCTTAGCCCCATACCTCGCCTCTAGCCTGGAGTGTACGGCCTTCATAGCCTTCTGCATACCGGCCTTGACCTGTGCTACTCCAGGCACCTTGTCAGCGATGGCGCTTACCTTGCCCCCCATGCGACCAATGAATCCCACCTTACCGGATGGACATGGGCCTGGAACGCCACTGCCCGGTCCCCCGCACATAGCGTCAAGGTATGCCTCAGCTACCTCAAGGCTAGCGCTAGCGATGCGAGTAGCATTTACGATGCCTGCATTGGCGAAGGTGTCCGGCTTTTTACCCAGCCCGAAGGCGTCCTCCTTGACTATCAGCTCCAGAACTAGGAACCGCACCCGGTTGAACTTCTTGCGAAGGGATGCCTCGAACTTCTTGCGTAGGTCCAGGGTACGGGATGGGTCCTTTCGCAATGGGTTAGGGGCTGCATCCGTGCGGGCATTCCCCCTTCCCTTAGCCGGACCGCTAGTGCGACTGGGGCGACGCTTGCTCTTCGGCATTAGAGTGCCCCCTTCGTATCGCTAGTGCGTAGCACCGGGTCTTGTGCCCTAGTGGTGGGATCCGGGGATCCGGGGAGTGAGGGAGTCGTGGGAGTGGCAAGCCCTTCCGAGATAAGTGCGGTTGCCTGCTCGTCGGACACCTTGAAGAAGAGCATGATCTGTTGCTTGAGCTGCTCCTCAGTTAGTCCCCCTTCCTTTGCCATCTTGAACAATTCGATCATGGCCCCAATGCCACCGACCAGCCCCAACAACGGACTAGGCGTCCCACCAGTGTCACCCACCTGTTCGGACTGCTCACTCGCCTTATCAAGGATGGCAAGTGCGTCCTCGTCACTCATCTTCAGTAGGCGCGTTAAGAAGTCGATGGGGGGGACTAGGGACATGGCTCCCGAGCCGACGTAGGTCGCTAGTGCCTGGGTCAGGGTTAGGCCGACGGTTGCCTCTTCAGCCTCGGATCGACTGGTGATGTCGGGCCACTCTACACTGAATCCCGTTGGAGGGCGCAGGCAGCCTGCCCAGATCAGTCGGTCCACGAACGGCACCACCACCCGAGGGGTTAGGTAGTTGTACTCACGGGCTATGACCCGATCGTTCCATGCGTCATCGTCCTGACTGCTGGCAAGCTCACCCCTCTCACTGCCCATGAAGATGCGCACCGGAATTCCTAGCTTGATGCAGATGGCATCGATCTGTACCTTCAGCTGACCGGTAGGATCCACTACGGTAGGTGAGAGAACCCGTGCCGTCTGCCCCTGTAGACCTATGTACCGCTGAAGGCCATTGATATAGTCCTCCATCATGTCCCGCATGGCGTCTTCGTCAATCTCGACGTCACCGCCTAGCTGGGGCAGCGTTTCGATACTAAGGCCGGGAAGTGCCCCCTGCCAATACATCTCGGCGCTACCCCCTCGGACCTTGCGGATGTCGAGCAGGGGGTTCAGCACCGGCCTCATCCGTGGGCGTGCGAAGATCTCACTTGACTCCAGCTCATCGGCAAGGTGTTGAATCCTGGTCCAGTGAACCTTGCGCGTGGAGGACGAGGCACCGAACCCACCGGGGGAAGCAGTTTGAGGATCATCGAAGGTGATGTTGTAATAAGTGGGCTGTCCGTACCGTGGGCTTATTGGATCCACCTCACGCGCCGCTATGGCCGCCTGCGACTCGGGGAATACTCGCAGGTAGAGCAGCTTGCGAAGGGGCTGGGGAGTGACTGGCGTCTCCAGGCTTTCACCGGCACGAAGGTCATCGAAGCCGAACAACAGAACCCCATAGTGCCCGATCCCTGAGAGGATATCTGCTCGCAGTAGGTACTCCCAGATAGGGCTTCCCTGCTCGTCCTGATAGTAGCTCTTGCCCCGTAGTGACCTACCCAAGTTGTCCCAGTCGTCTTCGAATGGGGTTCTCTTGCTGGGGTCGTTCACCTCGTAGACTCGTGGCTGCACCTGCCATGACTCCTTCGCCATGACCTCGACCACCCGTGCTGCTAATGGCTCACGGTCGAATAGCTCCTGATAGTATTTTGCATCCAGCTCCCCGGTCTTGGGATACCCGCAATCCTCGTCAAGGTCACGGGTAGGGCCGTCTATCTCGCTAGACAGGTTACGGCGTCGCGACATTATCTGGGAGCTGGCTACGGCAAGGCTTCTCAGTGCCTTGACCATGCGTGGGTCAGCCTTACGCTTCCCATTGCTACTCGCATCACTAGAGCTAATGCTAGGTAAGGCACTAGCACTGGAGGCAGAGGTTGCCATCGGGAACTCCTTATCGGGTCTTACCGAAGTGGGAACGTAGGTACTCAGTGGCCTTAGTGACCAGAGTAGCGTCGAGCTTGCCCGTGTCGTTGAACCTGTTCGCCATCCCCACAATGGCTATGGCAGACTCAATGCGCGCGATCACTATGCGCTCGGTCAACTGGCACTGGCCAGACTGGGC